TAGAGGTTCAAGAAGAACCTATCAAAGCAGACGATCAAAACGATGCATCCAAGCCAAAGAAAGATCCGAAATGGGATTGGGAAGCTCACGGTCCCACTGGATTCATTGCTTGGGTTAAAAGCCGATGCGATGATGTTCCAAAACATTCTGGTCAGGATAGTGCTGGTCTAGAACGTGCTATTGCTTATCTCGATAGGCTTGATGGCGAGATCTCTCGTGCTATGAGAATGGATCTGGATGGCGAATTGGATGCCAATCAAATTGAAAAAACCCGTGCTATGATTGATGATGGTATTTCTCGTCTGCACGATCGTTTGGATAAGGTGAGGAAAGTTAAGAAAACTAAGCGTTCCAAGAAAAAGAGTGCAACTGAGGAATCTAATGAGCTGATGGTTAAGGAAGCCCAAAAAATTACTGGCGTGCAAGGCGTTTTCATTATGGCTGATCTACTTACCTCCCGCATTGCTCGCGTTTGTATTAACGGTATGGTTTCTGCTGGACACGACATCGAAGATTTGTATGCTCGCCAAGTTAAAGAATACGGACTCAATAAGCGTGAACAGGCTTCTGTTATGCAACTTTTGTCCGATATGGGATACCCTCTTCGTCAAGATCGTGGCTTTATGCCGGACGATGATTTTCATGTAGAAGACAGTGATAATATGGATTGGGCAGCCAATTACAAAGGTTAACTATGTCTAAAAATCAAAGATATCAACCAGTCGTTGCGAGAAATTCTGATGAAAACATCAGTGAAGATCATTGGCTTAAACAATTTGAAAGGAATCTACAAAAAGGTGCTGTACAACCTAGGGCACAACAATCACTTTTTGAGCAAATTAATTCCATAATGAATCAATCTTCCAAATATTCTTCGGTGGAAGATGCGGTCGAGGATATGAAGGAAAGAAGTGGTTTGACTGCATATCTGAAAAAATCTGAAACGGAAAACTCTGAAGTGATTAAAAAAGCTTCTGACGATAATCAAACTAGCGAAAAGAAATCCAAATTACCATTAGTTATACAAAAATTTCCCTCAATATTAAAGACTTTGCAGAACTGTATTAGAGACTCTAAAGGTAATTTACCAATCCCAGCTATTATCGAAAGAGTTAGATCTATTCATAATAATGATGTTTCTGATGCTAAAGATTGGGATCAAGATGATTTGATGTATCTTGTTAGCCAATTGAATTTAGATGCTAAAAAGGGTAATCCTTCCAATTACGAGAATCATAATAATTTGGGTGGACGTGACTCTCTCTCTGACTCAGAAGTAGATCCATCTAATACTGATGCATTTTTCGCATTAAATCCAGCTAAAATTTAAGTGCTTTGCACTTACCCGAGGGCCAAGGGCCTATGTCCTATCTACAATGACCAATTCAAATAATGATAGCAAAGAATTATTTAACAAGCTAAAAAAACAGCTCACAATGTATGACCCAGTCATTTTTTGTGAAGAAAATTTGATGCTTGACGGTAAGGATTTCACTCTCCACGGTAATGGATATCGACCTTTCAGTGATATTTATCGATACATTGGAGTAAAGGCGTTAGAACCTAATGCTAAGCCAGTCATTATGGTTAAAGGTCGTCAGGTAGGAGCTACCACGATGGCCTCCGCTATCGAAATGTATTTTATGGGATCTGGTATTTTTGGCGTTGGAGATAATCCTCCTATTCGTGTAATTCACGCTTTTCCACAATTAGAATTAGCTGCCGCTTATTCTAAGACCAAACTTCAGCAGATGATCATTTCTGCTAAGCCAGCTCCAGGACAAGATACAAAAAAAGCTGCCAAAGCAAAATCTTGTATGCAAATTTTGTTGGATCAAAGCACAGCTACCAACGATTCTTTGCATTTTAAACAATTTGTTGGCGGGAACCATTTATGGGTAGAGTCTGTTGGACTAGACGGAGATCGCATTATGGGTCGTACCGCTGATGTTATCTTTTTCGATGAAGTTCAGAAAACGACAGGATTAGCAATTGGTAACTCTCTTAAAGTTCTAACCACCGCTAAATATGGTCGTCCTTCCAAAGGAGTGCAAGTTTATTTTGGAACTCCCCGACGTAAAGGTTCTGATTTTCACAAGATGTGGATTTCTTCTTCCCAACAATATTATTACTTGGGTTGCGAACAATGTGAAAAACATTTTCCACTATATACTCCTGGTTCGGATGATTGGAAGAATATTTGGATCCATGGATTCATAGTTAAGTGCACACACTGTGGTCACGAACAAGATAAGCGTGAAGCTGCTGAGCGTGGTAAATGGATAGCCCTCAAAGATGCTGGTGACGAGGACTGCTTGATGATTGGTTTTCACATTAACCAGCTTTATATGCCTATGTTCACTCGTGAAGACATTACTAATGAAATGCCGGGCATCCATCCGATCAACACCGAACGTGTTTTCATGAATGAAGTTTTGGGAGAATTCTTTCAAGGAGATTCTAGTCCGATCACACCAGAAGAAATTCGTGAGCAATGTGCCGATGTGGGTCGTAAATTCCGTGCTCGCATTGATATGACTAAAGAAGAAGAAAAAGATCAATTGGTGGTTTTGGGAATCGATTACGGTGCCCGCTCTGATCTGGAACAATTGGCTAACCCTGATAAAGTTGTCAATCGTGGTCAGTCTTACAGTACTGCTGTCGTTTTGAGTATCAAAGGTCCTGGGCGACTTTCTATTGAATTTTGCACTAAATTCAAACGTAACGATATGGAAAGTAAAAAAGGAATTATCGACCAGATTATGAGACAGTATGGAGTGCAGTTGGCAGTAGGTGACATCGGGTTCTCTAACGATTTTTCGGCACTCTTACATAATGCTTATGGAGATCGCTATTTGGTTTCCAGGGCCCATAATCGTGTCAATGGCCACGTAAAATTTACAGCTGATGCTTTTCCAAAAGAAATAGTTTTTGAAAGGGATCACTATATTGGTGAATTATACGATCAAATGAAAAAGGGGATGATCAGATTCCCATTTGGAGATTATGAAAAAATAGCCTGGTTAATCGAGCATTGTGCAAGTATGGAAATTAAACCCTCCATTTCTAGAGGTGGAGATCCGAGCATCCATTATGTGAAAGGTGGAACTCCAAACGACGGTTTTATGGCCCTATTGAATGCTTACATTGCCTATAAGTTTTTAATCACTGGCGGTTTTACTAACAACAATCCACTTCTACAAACTCAAAGTTTCAAGCAAATGAGCAAGCCATTAGTCCTGTCTGGATTCGTAAAACGTCGAGTATAAATATAAATATATAGTTTTCTTGATATATTATTACTTGAGTATAGTATGAGGATAGTGGAATATGAGGACTTATGGCTGTTAACAGATCCACAAAAACTTGGGTTGGACTTTCTAATTCTGAACAATTTATAGCTGGCAGATCTGCTGTTCCCCAAGTAAGTGCCATTATGGCTAATAGTGTCTCCCAAACTAGAAGACAAGAAATATCTAATGAAGTAGACGCGGGATTTTTTCGCGATGGCTCTTCTCCACGTGCCAATGAAAATGGACCCACTGCCAACGCAGTTGTTGCATCTTCAATTGGTATGAAAAAATATGGCCAAGCTGTCAGTAGCGTCGGTGGTATGTTTCGAGGAATTCACGGAGACACAGTCAAACAAACTCCCGAAGTTTATTCTCCGCTCTGGCTCAACTCAAATCTCAATTTGCCACGTGATCGTGCCACCATCAATGCTTGGTGTCGAAGTTTTTTTGCCTTGAATCCATTTGTTCACAATGCCATCTGTTTGCACAGCACTTATCCGATTAGTAAATTGAGCATTAAATGCCCCAACAAGGACATCGAAAAATTCTTCAACGATATGATTGAAGAAATTGATTTAATGAATATTTGCGTCCAAATCGCTCAGGAATATTGGCTACTCGGAGAAGCTTTTGTCTACGCCGAATTGGATGAAAGTCGTGGTCGTTGGAGCCGTTTGATGATTCAGAACCCCGATTATATGATCGTCAAACGTACCGTAGTTGCTAACGAACCCATCATTATGCTTCGCCCGGACGAAAATCTCAAGAAGATTATTTTTTCTAATCGTCCAACTGACATTGAACAGCGTAAGCAGCTTAATAGTCACATCATCGATTCCGTTAAACGAGGTGAAAATATCCCCCTCGATAATTTTCACGTTTCCCATTTAGCACGCCGTATTAGCCCCTATGAAATTAGAGGCACTGGTTTGCCAGTCTGTATCTTCCGTCAACTGATGTTATTTGATAAATTGCGTGAATCTAAATACGCTCAGGCTGACAATATGATTAATCCTTTAACCATTGTCAAAATTGGTTCAGCAGATTATAAGCCGACTTTCGCAGATATTGAGGCGTGGAGAGCTGTTTTTGAAGAAGCACAGTATGATAAGGACTTCAAAATCTTCACCCACGAGGGTGTGGATGTTGTTCGTGTAGGTTACGGGCAAGGCATATTTGATATTTCGGGAGACATTACTCAAATCATCAAAGAAATATACGTCGGTTTGCAAGTTCCACCGGTTATGATGGATGGTGGAGCAGACACGACTTACGCCAACGGTGGCGTAGCTTTGGACGTTCTTCGTCAGCGTTATATGCAATTTCGAAATATGATGGGTCAATGGCTCAAGCGTAAGATTTTTGCCCCAATTTCCAAGATTCAGGGATTTTATGACTTTTCTGGTGGAGAGAAACAACTTATTGTCCCAGAAATTGACTGGAATCATATGTCACTTTTTGACGCTGGGGATTATATCCAAGGGCTAGTCACTTTGACTCAAGGTGATGGTGCCGCTAAACGTGCCTCTCTCCACACACTGTATCGTTCCATGGGATTAGAATACGAGGATGAGCAACGCAAAATTCGTCGCGAAGCTATTCAAGATGCCATCAATACTAA